AAACTCCTTTTTCGGCCATCTTTTCAAACGATAAGCGTTCCGCTTCCGATATTTTGCCCGCTTTCACGGCGTTTGCCAGAAAATCGGTTTGCGTCTGCTTTTCAATAGCCTTCAAATTCGCTTTGAGCGTTTCAATCTCTTTGTCCTTTTCCGCAACTGCCTTCTCTACATCTTTCGGCGTAAAGTCGGTAGAGAGCTTCAGACTTTCAACCGTCTTTTCGGACAGTTTAAATACTACATCTCCCATTTTTTGAATTTTTTTTTGATTGTTATTTAAATTAAAGTTTACTTTCACCTGGTCGAACGATAACTCTTCCAATTTTTCATTATACAGCCTGACGGCGCCTGCATCCGAAGGAATGGAAACAATGCTTGCTTCGACTAATTCGCATTTTGTCATTACAAACTCATCCTCAATATAATTGAGTTCAATCGGTATGATGCCGATAGATGCACAGCGCAGGAAATTATTGTCAACCTTCCTCGCAATTTCTTTCCCTTCCGGATCGTCCATATCAAAAACCGCGTCCGCTTTCAGTTGATTGTTTTCAACCGTAATGTTTTCCCAACGTCCGATAACATCATCCGGATCATGCTCTTTGAGCATTACCGGATTTGATGCAAATCGCTGAAGTCCTATTCCGCTGATATTTATCCGGTATCCTTTTGTGTTGGTCGATGTTCCGTCCGATAATACGAATGTTTTTGCCATTTTTAATTATTAAAAGACAGTGCAAAATTGGTAAGTAAATATTTTACTGCAAAAAATCACTGACATTTTGACAGTTATTTTTTTTAATACAAGTTCAAATACCCAATTTTGCACTGTCTTTAATATTGTTAATATGTCAAAAGAACTGAACAGGAATGCAAAAAAGAGGCTGGCAAAAGAGCTGTTTTTGACGGCGAAGCATCCGAAAAAGGAAATTGCCAAGATGGTGGGCGCCTCTGAAAACACCATTGGAAAATGGGCAAAAGACGAAAAGTGGGAGTTATTACGCGCCAACCTGACCACTACGAAAGAAAATGTTCTATCAAACTGGTACCTGCAATTAGCTGAAATGAACAATAATATTACAAACAGAAAAGAGGGCGAGCGCTTTCCGACCTCATCGGAATCAGACAGGATGATTAAAATTTCGTCGGCTATCAAAAAATTGGAAACGGAAACGGGTATTGCGGAAATCACAAGCGTATGTATAGGCTTGTGTGAGTTTGTGCGCGGGTATGACGTGGAAAAGGCAAAGGAAATAAGCGAACATTTTAACGCTTATATAGAAAGCAAAATGAAGTGATATGGCAACCATCAGGGCAACAAAGCAGGCATACAACGAATGGCAGGAATATCGACAGGCGCTCAAAAAAGCAACGGTTATCGACAAATCCGAAAACTTTCCGGCAAAGCGGGCGCGTATAAAAAAACTTGAATCCGATCCCGAAAGCTGGTTTTCTTATTATTTCCCAAATTATTGCACATCACCGCCTGCCGATTTTCATAAAAAGGCAACCAAACGCATCCTGTCCAATCCCGAATGGTTCGAGGTGCGTGCGTGGTCAAGAGAGCTGGCAAAATCGACACGTACCATGATGGAGGTACTTTACCTGTCTCTTACCGGAAAGAAAAAGAACTGGTTACTTATATCCAATTCCGAAGATAACGCCAAAAGGCTGCTCGAACCCTACCGAGCCAATCTGGACAGCAACCAAAGAATTATCAATGATTATGGCGAACAAAGGAGTTTTAAAAAGTGGACTTCAGCCGAATTTAAGACAAAAAAGGGAGTTGCCTTTCGGGCGGTGGGCGCCGATCAGAGCCCGCGCGGAACCCGTAATGATAATATCCGTCCCGACGGAATTATTTTTGATGACATTGATACCGATCAGGATTGCCGGAACCCGGAAATAATCGACAAGCGTGTCGCCTGGATATTTGGAGCGGTCATCCCGACTCGTGCCGTCAATATTCCTCTTTTGATACTGGCAAACGGAAACATTATTGCAGAACACTGCTGTATCACCGAAATGATGAAAAAAGCCGACCATTTCGATATCGTCAATATCCGGACAAACGGCGTAAGCAGTTGGCCCCAAAAGAATAGCGAGGAACATATCGACCGCGTACTTTCGACCATTTCATACGCTGCGGCGCAAACGGAATATTTTAACAACCCGCAGACCGAAGGGCGGGTATTCAAAAAACTGACGTTCGGAAAAGTTCCGGCATTACACCTGATGGATCAGTTGATAGTTTATGCCGATCCAAGCACATCAAACAGCGACGTAAAAAACAATTCTTTCAAAGTGGTTGTACTGCTCGGCAGGAAAGGATTAAATACATATGTAGTCAAAGCATTCTGCGACCATACGACAAACGCCCGTTTTGTCGTATGGTTTTATGATATTTCTATGTTGACGCAGGGACTATCGGTACAGTACTGGATTGAAAACAATACCCTGCAAAATCCATTTTACCAGCAGCTTTTTATTCCTCTTTTCCGCGACATCGGAAGGCAGCGCGGATATATGATACCGATCCGTCCGGATACCCGGAAAAAGCCGGATAAGTTTACTCGGATAGAAGGAACACTGGAACCGCCGGTGAGGATGGGAACATTGATTTTTAATGAGGCTGAAAAAGAAAACCCAAACATGCAGACGGTTATCGGTCAGTTTACATCCGTTTCCCCAACCTACAAGGGCGCCATTGACGCTCCGGATGCCATCGAGGGCGGTTACTATATTCTGGACATGAATATCATAGCTCGCGCCGGAACTTACCGGTACCAGAAGAGAAGTTCCCGGAGATATTAATCATATTAATCACATAAATCAAAGTTCAGACAATGTTTTTAACAGTAGAAGAAATGAAAGATGTTCTGTACACCTACCAGGCAGATGAAATTGCCGAAGGCGACGAACAGATTATCGAAAACGGAATCAATGCGGCGGTCAACGAAGTTCGCTCCTATTTCACCGCGTCCAATCAAAAGCAGTGGAGCGATGGCAGACCGAGATATGACATTCAAAAAATATTCGGTGTAACCGGCTCCGATCGAGATGCATGGGTACTGCGTATGTGCAAAACGGTAGCAGCATGGAATATCATTGAACTGTCCAATCCGGACATTATTTACGAAAAGGTAAAAGACCGGTACGATATTGTAATAAGGACTTTGGAAAAGATTGCAGGAGTAGGGCAGTATGCCAACTCGCCGGCGTTAACTCCGGATTTGCCGACTGTTGCTCCCGGTTCGGAGAGCGGCAGCGATATGGAACCTTTCCGTTTTGGTTCACGCCCCAAATTCAGACACGAATAAACTTATACAGTATATGGCAACAACAGATAAAGCGCCGACAATAGCGCCCAGAGTGGTAGAAAAACCCATCTTACAAGTACGTCGCGACATTGAAGACTGGAAATGGAGCAGATATATGGCGACCGTTCCGACTGAACCGAAAGTATATATGCTGCAGGATGTCTTTAACGAAATAGCAAACGATGCACTTCTGGCTTCGCAGATAAACAACCGGCGCGAACAAACCATTTCGGCGCCTTTCGAGATGGCAACGGATGACGGCAAGGTAGATGACCGGATGACCAAAATAATCAGCGATATTCCGATTGTGACTGATGTGTTGGGATATATTTGGGATAGCGAATGGTACGGAAGTTCCGTGATTGAATTTTCCGTAAAGAACGGCGCCAAGAGCGTAGATCTGATCAACCGCCGGAATATCGTACCGGCTAACGGACGATTTTATCCCGATGTCTTTATGGGAAATTATGTCGAATACAGGGATGTGAAGGAATTTGGGAACTGGATACTTGAATTTAACTCCGGAGGCATCGGCCAGTTGGATAAAGTCGTTCCGCATATCTATTTCAAAAAGTTTGCGCAAAGCTGCTGGTCTGAGCTATGCGAAATTTACGGCATCCCGCCCCGCGTGATGAAAACAGACACGCGCGATCCGGCAATGCTCGCACGGGCAGAAACCATGATGAAGGAAGTGGGAGCGGCGGCGTGGTTTATTATCGACACAACGGAAGAGTTCGACTTTGCCAAAGCCGTCGCCACAAACGGAGATGTTTATGCAAATCTTATCAATCTTTGCAATAATGAATTGAGCATGCTGGTAACAGGCGCCATCATCGGGCAGGACACGAGGAACGGAAACGAAAGCAAGGAAAAAGTAAGTATCTCCCTGCTTGATCGATTAGTAAACGCCGACAACCGGATGGCGGAAATGTATATGAATTCGACTGTTATTCCCGCTTGGATTCGCATAGGATGGATACCGGCAACGACTTTGCGCTTTCGCTTCAAAGCCGTTGAAGATACAGACAAGCTGTGGACATTCACACAGGCGCTACTGCCTTATAAAAATGTCGATAATACTTTTATTGAAGAAAAATTCGGAATCAAAGTGACCGACAACGCTCCGGCGCCGGGCGGCGCACTCAGCCATCTCAATCTTGAGCCTGGCGACCTGTCTTTTTTCGACTAAGCCCGCCGCACGGGGCGAAATGTTCGTGCGGTTGCCATGATAAACCGGTACGGGTAAGGCTTGCATACTCTCCATCAAAAATAGCGGATGAAATAGTCAGCGGAAACGAGCCGGTCAATACAACCCTGTACAAATACTATTCCCGGAACTTGCGAAAAGGCGTTCAAAGCGTGTATCACGACGGTGGCGGGGAGGAACTGAAAGCCAATGTAAGCCGGTTTTCTGCTTTCAAATCCTATCAGGCTACTCAACTGGCGCGGCAGGCGAGAGTAGATAAAGCAACAGGCGAGGTATTCGACCAGAAGGATACGGCAAAAAGAACACTGGCACAATTTCAGGCATGGCAAACCAGTGAATATAACACAACGGTTGCCCGCGCCCGAACGGCAAAGCAATGGGACTTATACACCCAGCCCAACCGGATGCGCCTGTTCCCAAATATCAAATGGCTGCCAAGTATGAGCGTTGAAAAGCGTCCGGAACATGTGGCATTTTATAACCGGATTTGGCCGAAAGATGATCCGTTCTGGGCGGAAAATACTCCGGGTACCTTGTGGAACTGCAAATGCGGAATGCAGGAAACAGACGAGGGCTTGACCAATAATGACAATGTAGAAAGTTTTACTCCGCCCGCAGGATTGGAAGGAAACCCCGGTATAACAGGCGAGATTTTTACCGAAAAAGCAAGTTATTTTCAAGGAGTATCGAAAGAAGCGGAAAAGGAGTGTAATAAAGTTGTATTTAAAGACAACAAAGAGTGGGCAAAACAAAACTTGCAAGGTGAAAAAGTTAAGCCGAAAGAATTTAAAGAAGAAATCCATTTTTCCGGAAGAGGTATAAATGAATATCTTAACCAGCCGCATGATGACTTTTTTGTGAAAAATGAAATGATTCGGTCTATGATGTCAGTTCTCAAGGAAGCTGAATATTTGGGATATTCCGAATTTGAAGGAAGAATTTCTTATATCTTTAAAATAGAAATAAGAAAGAAGGCAAATTATATTATAGTGATAAAGCGTAATTTGAACGATAAAGCATACTTTTACAGTATATCGGAAAGTGAGAAGGTTCTGAAGGGGCTTAAAAAATAATCACCTTTAACTGTGACGTAGGACTACAACCTACGCGGCAACTAAAGGTGATTAATAATATCGCCACAAAGATACAAAACATTTTTTAAACAACAATTAAAAAGCGATTAAATTATGACTTTAGGAGAATTTTCGATACATATAAAGGAAATGGGAGAGAAAGCCGAACGGTTCGTCAATAAAGATGCGCCAGAATATGCCGGAAATATTGCCGTTGAAAAATTCAAAAAAAATTTTGAGGGTGAGGGGTTTTTCGGTAATAAGTGGCAGGAGGTGCAGCGTCGGCAACCCGGGACTAAAGCATACAAGGCGGTTGCTAATCGACATCCGGCAGACACGCAACGGAAAATCTTAACCGGTCGAACAGGAAACCTGCGCAACAGTATCAATTACCGTACACAGCCGGGCGTTGCCATTGTTTACAGTGATACCACTTACGGAAAGTATCACAACGAAGGAACCAACAAACTTCCGAAGCGGGAGTTTGTTGGAGACAGTCCGGAACTCGAAAGGGCGGTAACGGAAAAACTCGAAAAAGAACTTAGTAAAATTATAAAGTGATGAAACAGATTATTCAAAACATTCAGGACAGACTGATGCGGGAAGTTCCTGCGCTCAAATACGTGGATCAGGACTGGGGGCAAATGGATTTTTACCAGACTCCGCCGGTGAAATTTCCCTGTGCCTTGATTGATATTCAGTCGGCGCAATATACTAACGATGGCAAACTTGTTCAGCAGGGAGTCGCAACGGTTGTAATCTCGCTGTTTGATTTAAAACTGAGCAACAGCAGCCAGGCGGCGCCGGCAGGTCAAAAAGAGAATGCCAAAAAGATTTGGCAACTGATTGAGGACGTAAACAAAGCCCTGCATGGGAAAAACTTTTTGCAGCGGGGTTACGGACTGCCTGTGCGTACCAATATGCGCCGGACAAAACGAAAAGACGGATGCTACCAGACGGATTTGTATTATACCGTGCAATTTACCGATACTACCTGTCAGCCGGTAATGATTCCGGTTTCTCCGGTAACGCCGGTACTGGAAACGGTTAGTTTGAGGAAAGAATAAAAAAAGCGGAAGAAATTCCGCTTTTTAATTAGCAAAATACGTGTGCTTTACACGCCATTGTTTTAATCTTACAACAACCCAGAAGGAATAGATTCCAAAGGTTATTATTGATAATAAAAGCCATTTAATCCAATGTCCAAATAACTGCACGGCATTTCCATCAAATCCAAGTCTTCTACCTTCAATAACAGTATGGCTTGCCTCCCACTTATAAAGCATACAATATGCCCAGGGCATACAAATCCCCAATGTAAGTACGGTTACAAAAAAACCTAATAGCTGCCAACCGATAAGCTGCAATAATCCACCATCAAAATACGATTTTTCCATATAAAATAATTTTTCGTCAAAGGTAATAAAAAAGCCTTGTAAATTACAAGGCTTTTCTAAAAACTTTTAAGTTAAGGCTTGGTTAGTCTAACTCTAAAACAAACTCATTTGCCTTTTATCTTCTTGTTTTTCTTCTTTTAAATCGTATTTCACATATCGCCAAAAGGTTCGTTCACTCATCGGATAGATTTTCATAATAATGCTACGATACACCTGCAGCTTGCATCTGTTTTGATTGCCCGGCTCATAATTTTCTTCCACTATGCGCCGGACATTCTCTATCCTCTTTTGTACGTTTCCCCGGTTATATGCCATTGTTATTCATACATATTTATATACCCAAAACGGCTTCACCTTGCCGCTGATAATGTCGTAAATCTCCCGCCAGGATGGGAGCCCGCCCAAATTATTATCGTCGATATAAACGTCGGAAAAAACTTTCCGTGCATCATAGCCGAATTTCCGGGCGGAATCCGGATCGTTATGATTAATTCGGGTAAACGGAATCCCCTGTTCAGACAGCCAGGCAATCATATCGGTTCGATATTTACCTTCCCTGCACGTCCAGATAATCAAATCGTGCCCATCGTTAAACAGGCGTTGCATCATTTCCACCGCGTGCGGTGCAGGAGCGCCTATTTTCGGCCACTCCTTGCCCGTATGCAGTGTTCCGTCAAAGTCAACAGCTATTATCATCGTTTAATATGTTTTGTAAGTTCATATATCCGCGTCGTTTCTCTGTCGCCGGATTCAATCAGTTGCCTGATGCGCCTGATTCCTAAAAGGACGGTTGAACGGTTTCTGTCGCACAGGTTGCCGATTTCCAAGTAAGAAAATCCGTTTTCGTGCAACAAAAGCCAGTATGCCTCCCTGAGGTCGGCTATCTTTCCGCGCCCACCCCTGCGAGTTCCGGTCTCAAGGATTGCCAGTTCAGGGACGCATACTGCTTTTGAAAATTCGGTAATCATATTTCATTTTTTAATTTCCAGCCATTTAGCCGATATACTTCATTCCTTGCCTCTTCTTTTGTATAAAATTCCCCAACAGAGTGTCCGGTAATACCCCCATTTTCGTGGTATGTATTTCTATACACGCGCCAGTTTCCCCTGTGTCGCTGATAGGTGTATTCGGGCTGTTGGTTGAATTTCATCACTCAGCCTCTTTTTTCGGTTCCACATAAAACGTCTCATCCTGCGTTACCGCAATGCCCACCTTCGGGAACAAAGCAGCTACGTCCTCGTCGCCCCGGTCGGACAGCAGCCGGTCTTTGTTCGGCTCCTCGCTTATGCGGACGTATGCCGGAAGAAACTCCTTCAGCAAATTCGTCACCGCGCCCCATGTGAAACCTTTCAGCGTTTTCAGCTTTGGCGTTCCGGTTCGGAACCCGATCGTCCCATGTACGCTTTCAATGCTTTTTTTCCTTGCAAACAGTTCATCCTTGTTTTCGGTGGCGAAAGTCTGCATTATGTCAAAAGCCTTGTCCTTAGTATCGTTCAACTTGCTGATATCATCCGCATATTTTTCGCGGATGGCAGTCATTTGAACGTCAATCGTTGCGTTGATTTTCGCCAGTTTTGCGTCGGCTACTGCATATTCGCCGAACGCCGTTTCCATTTGTTCCATTGATACGCCGGAGTGTACCACTTTCTTTTCTCGTGCCATAATTCTTAATTATTAATTAGTTTTCTTTTCCACTTTATCTGTTACGTTTAAAGGTTTTGAAGTTATTATCAAATAATACTGCTCGCCTTCAATCTTTACAGGATTTGTTTGTAACCTAAACGATACAGAGTTATACTTTTCTCTTCCGTTTTCGATAGACGCGAGAATTCGATTGACGATGTGAGTTGAATTTAAATCGCCTCTTCCTGTTTCCAAAATACGAATAGGAAATGCATTCTCATCGTTTGATTTTTTGATATACCAATCAATCGGGCTCTCTTCATCTTGTACAAAAACAATTTTTGTACCTTCACTTAATTTTAATTTATCCATTACAGAAGCGCTAAAACTGATTAACCCGGCGCTTCGGCTTACTCTAATTAAAGCCTCCCTTTGGATAGCTGTTTTTGAGTTACTTAAATCAAATGTTTTTAGTTTCATAATTTTTAATTCATTAATATTTGTTTATTTAGTTCGCCCATTGTAAACACTTCAACCGTCAGCAAATCTTTTTGCTTCTTTTTGAAAGCGCTGTAAAGACTGCGCAGCTGCTCAACCGGAATGTCGTTGAAATCGTCCCGCTTCGCCGCCCGGCAGGCAATACCTTTTATTATCTGCGCATTGTCAACCCGGTTCATCGCTCGCAGCCAGCCGCCGATGGCTCCCATCAGTCGCTTGCGCCAGACGTCAAACTCCTTTAATTTAGGATTGTTTGCGTTCTCAATCAGCCCGCACACTTCAACTAATTCCGGTATGCCCAAATACACGCTGCTCGTTACGTTGTACTGCGATAAAATCGACATCTTTGTTTCATTATCAATGCCATAATGCCCCAAAAGTGTGTGAAACTTTTTTACAAGCCCCGTATGCTGTTTTTCTGCAAACGTTTTCATTCCAAACCATATTCAAGCGTTAAGCACTCATTGGCATACTCCTTCAGCTTTTCAGCTATCCTGTTAAGCGTATAAGTCTGATCGGTGAAAGAGTATCCCGATAGTTTATCCATTATGCTTTTTGCTATTGTTTCTATCATTTCGTCCATAATTCTTAATTCCTAATTCTTTAATCTCCCCAATATTCCGCCGCTTTATCCTCGCTGATCACCACCGGCTCCCCGCCGCCATACCGGCTGATTGGGAAAGCCTTAAACCGGTCAATCCGGAAAACCACGTTAGAATCTTTTAAAATCTTTCGGGCGGTTAAGCCTTCCGGCTGCCTTCCCTCCACATGGCTGACATAAATAAATAACTTGTGCGGAAATTGAGCTTTCATTTTTTTGTATTCTTTAAATGTTAATTCTATAAATTGGACACTGTCGATAACAACAATGTCAGGACTTTTGTGACTACTCAGATACTCAATAAGTTCGTTCGTTTCTTTTTTTACTAATACGAGTTTTCCACCAACTTCAACCATGTTCACCCGCTTTAATGCCATTTTAATTGACAAACTGAAACCCTCTTCAATGGAATTGTATGCTACCCGCCGGAACCGTGTAAGGTATTTGGAAAGAAGCATGGCAAAACTTGTTTTCCCGTTTTTCGGTGGCCCGTAAACAAACCAGCTTCCGGTCAGTTCCGGATTCCCTATTGCTTCTTTCCATTCACCTTCAAACTCAAGCGTTTTGAATTTCGCATCAATCACATTATGTACCGAGTAAACACGTTTCATTAACTCGCTTTCGTAAGTTCCTTATAAATACGTCTTAAACTCGGTAAATTGTCCTCTCCAAGCGTTCCCTTCAGTAGCCGGTTCACATCCGTGCCTTCTGCAGAGTTCGCTTTGATTATCATAGCGGCGCATGCCTGAAGCATCTTTTCCGCCTCACCCTTAGCTGCCGGTATCACTTTGCCGTATCTGTCCCCGAATCGGGAAAATATTTCGGCGTAGCCCACCGTCCTGCAAATAATCCCCCTGCGAATTTTTTCCTGAAGCCCGTCGGCTCCCATCATGTAAAACCCGCAAGCCAGTTCCGTTGCGTTCCAAAGCGATTTCACCTCTTTGAACGCCTCATATTCCAAATCGCCGGCTTCGTCCAATATAATTAAAGGAGTGGGCAATGTTTTGAGATAAAACACCAAATCCTCGTAAACATCCGGATACCATCCGGTGCTGCCCACTCCAAATGATTTGGCGATATAGCGTATCAGCCGTGTTTTTGTCTTGACTTGTGAACAATCCACATAAACCACATTAGGGTGCGACTTGGCATAGTGTTTCGCCGTGTAAGTTTTTCCGATGCCGGCTATGTCGCACAGGAGCGCCGACGTGCTTTCGCCCTGACAACGTTTCAACTGTGCCGTTATAAACTGAAAAACCGGCGTGTTGACCGCTTTCCATTCGGGTGCATCACTGAGGCTTATCCCCAACCGGCGGGCAAGGCTTATCCAACCCGATTCACTCAATACCTTATCGGTATCGCCATTTTTAATCCTGCTGTACTGGGCATTGTTAATACCGATACTTACCGAAAACTTGGCGTCCGATCCGGTAAACATTTCCCGGCTTTTTGCCAGTTGCTCTACAATTCTTGTTTTTAATTCATTCGTAATCATACTCTTGGTGTTTTAAATTAAATTACATATTATTATATCCTTTTTGAAAAAAGTCTTCAAATTCGTAGGCAAATTCATCATCCGGTTCTTCCGGCTGAACCGTTTCTACAATCTCAACCGGTGTGGAAAGTATTGTTTTGCTTGTTTCTGCCTTTTGGTGTTCGACTTTAGGTATTTCCACGCGATTGTCTTTGATAAATTTCGTATATTTTGCCACCCGTTTATCCTGGTGCAGCATTGCCTGTTCATCCTCTTCCGTTCTTTCGATTGCACATTCATTGTATGCAAATTGCGCCCTGTTGACGGCTTCGCCGATATATACATCGCCTTGATATAAATATACCCTGTCGATACTGCCGCTTTCCAATGGCAGCCAGTAGGCAATGACTTCCAAACTGTTCGGTTTTAATCGCTTCAAACTTCCGAAATCCGTCAGTTCAAATTCTTCGTAATTAACCACACAGTAATCATTGTTCCTTATGGACGTTTCCGTTTGATTCCCGATGTATCTGTACAGGTACCATTTTTCAACCGGTTTTAAATTGGGATTAACGTGTTTCAGTAAAACCTGTTTCCGCGTCATTCCCGGATAAGTCTTTTGCAATGGATGCAATTCATTGTTGTATTGTTTTATATCGGCAAGGTCATCCTCAATAATCACGCGCGGTTCATACCCGTTTTCGATGAAATCGCCGGCTACTTTTTTACGGATACTCCGGAAGGCTTCATGTTTGGCGTACCACCGCCCGTTGGTATGCCCGTTATCTTTTGCCACACCATATTTAAATGAACGAATGGCATGTTCAGCGCGTTTGGATGTGGCGCTGTTGTTAAAATAAACAAATTGAAATACCTCGTTCAACCATTCAATATCTTCCATTAAGTGATGTTCTGCATCTAATTCGCCCGGCATTGGAAGCCCCAGTTCTATCAGTTCGCAAAACATATTCCTGAAAGTTTCAATCACTGTTTCTTTGGTTGGTTTCCCAACGATGTAAACCGGACGGAACCAGTAACCGCTCACCACATCAACCGCAATATATTTATAAACATCGCCGGTGATTCCCTTGCGACTCATGGCAACGTCATCCATTGTAACTTTACTGAGCGAATATTTTCCAAGTTTTCGATGTTGCTTAGGCATTTTCGTATTCTGAAAATCAAAATTGCCGTTCCTGTCCGCAAAGATTGAGGTATTATTAACTACATCCCTCAGATAATTCCAGATAGTCGCCTCGCTTACTTCTAAAGCGCGCCCCTTATGCCTGTAGTCCTCCGGATGAAACACTTCCCCTGTTTCCCTGTCGAACAACTCCCGATTCCCTGAGATAAACTCAAGATAAAGTTCATGTACTCGGCTTATAAAAGGTTTGTTGTGCATCCGGTAAATTGCAAGTATCAATTTCTCTGCCGACGCCGAAACCACACGGGCGGAATCATTGCAGAAATTCTTATGAATGATTGCCCCGTATCCTTCATTTAAATATCTCTTAAATGCCTTTTCAAGACTTCGCTCGCTGCTGTAAACCGGTATTTTATATTCAATGGCAAACTCTGTGTGCCGCTCAAGCATTATCCTCCTTTGATCCGTTTTTTTGAATTTATACGGCGAAGCGGCGTAGGCTGTCAACTGCTTTTTCAACCCCTCGCGCAACGCGTTGAATACGCTGGCGCGGTGGGTGTATTGAGTGATTATTTCGGGCGGAAGCGGTTCCCCGCCGGCTGTCCTGTGCCGGACATAAAACGCACGGGCTTCCGTATCAATCTCAACCCTGTAGCAACTCTTTTTCGGCGCCTCCGCTATTTTTCCCAACAGGCTTTCAACCTTTGCCCTCCGCTCCGGACGCTTAATGCTCCGGGCGTCGATAAGCGTTTGTCCGTTTATGCTGCGCTTTAGTATTGACAAATAACCGCTTCGACTGTCAACCCTAAATTGATTATACGATAGTCCTGCCTCACACCACTGATTAACGGTGAGTACCGGTGTATTGTCAACCAATTGATACGCTTCCATATTTTTAACTCATTTTGTTTTTTTTGTTCCCGGAAGCCGGTCACCCGACTTCCGGAAGAAATAATTAACTTTGTGCTGTCAAACTAAAAATTAATTATTATGCTAATTACATCTGACCTAAAAGACAAAGTAT